GTTAGCAGTATATGCTAATGAACCTCATGTTGCACACAGTAAGTGTATGCAAATGGCATTCTTAGATGTGGTTGTTGGTATGAAGAAGGAAAAGAGAAGGGAATTTATGACAGATATGGTATTCCTAGCAGCGAAGAAGGGTAAACGCTTTGGGCCATTTGGCAAACTGTACTAGTGAAGCTCCAAAAGTGTTGTTGTGATGCTATGATATGGGTATCAGATGAGGAATGGATGCCCAACAAACACCTTGATCATTTAGAGGACAGTATTTTAACTGGTCGTAGGGTCGCATTGGGTGCGGTCAAGCAAGCATTATCGCTTACTGATAATATCAGTATCAAATATGATGGTGCTCCTGCTATAGTGTTTGGGACTAATCCTGAGAATGATAAGTTCTTTGTTGGCACTAAGTCCGTCTTCAACAAACGTTTAATTAAAATCAATTACAGTCATGAGGACATTGATAAGAATCATCAAGGCATTGTCGCTGACATTCTTCGGTTGGCTTTTGATAACGTTCCTCGTATCAATCGTATTGTCCAAGCTGACTGGATCGGTGTCGGTGGGGGTAGTGTTTATTGCCCTAATATTGTGCGGTATAGATTTGCCACTAAAATTACTAAAGAGATTATTCTAGCTCCGCACACAGAATATACTGCTGTTGGTCCTGATGTAGTGGGTAAACCTATTAGTAAAGAACTAATCAATAGTCTGAATACATTGTCAGATAATATTGAGTCTTCTTACTTCATAGATACTACTGCTGCAAAGGCAGTTAAGTGTCCATTTAACGGTCTTGATATCTTAGCAAAGGTTGTTGCTTTGTTACCCTTCACTAAGATACCTTCAAGTAAAAAAGCACGTGTAGAAATAGCTAAACATATAAACTGGTTTGTCCGTGATGACAGTTGGGACTATGAGTTTCCGTCTTCTGATTACATGTATGATTTGTTGGATGCTAAATATAAGAGAGAAGTTAATGTCAATACCTTTAAAGTATGGCAATTAATACATCAACTGAAGATGCGTGTACTTAATACTATCCAAACGGATGGTAGTGTTATCTGTGATATTAAAGGCAAGTCAATCAATCATGAGGGGTTTGTTACTGTAGCAGATACACAATATAAACTTGTAGACCGTCTAACATTTAGTAGAGCAAACTTTAATTTAGATAAAGATTGGACGCATGAAAAAGTTTAGTGCTTTTCTATCAGAAGCAGAACGTTCCCTAGCAGCACAGACCGCAGAAAAATTAGGTCTTAAGCACGTATCTTATGGACGCTATGCTGATCCTAGAGGTAATGTCACGCACGTTTCCAAGGATGGTAAGCTAGTAAAGCTAGAACCTGGAGAGGAAGGAGGTAAACAACAAAGTGGACGAGAAGAAGAAGGAGGCGGTGAAAATACGAGCGATCAAGGTTCGATATCTATTACTTTCGGAAGATTTAATCCACCTACTGTTGGCCATGAAGTTTTAATTAAGAGAGTTGCTAGAGAAGCAAAGGGTGGAGAGTATAGAATATATCCTAGTCAGACTCAGGACGCAAAGAAAAATCCTTTAGGTCCATCAGAAAAAATTAAGTATATGAAGATGGCATATCCAGATCATAAGGATGCCATTTCTACTGGAGAAGAATTACGCACTATCTTTGATGTTCTTGTTGCTTTAAATGAAGAAGGTTTTAGTGAAGTAAAGATTGTTGTAGGTGGTGATAGAGTATCTGAATTTAATTCTCTTGCTCAAAAATATAATGGTAAGTTGTATGAGTTTGAAAATATTTTAGTTGTCTCTGCTGGTGAGAGAGACCCCGATGCAGATGATGTATCTGGTATGAGTGCATCTAAGATGAGAAAGGCTGCTGCTGAAGATGACTTTAAGACATTTGAAAAGGGTATGCCAAAAGCATTAGGACCAAAAGAAAGGCTTCGTCTTTATAAGTCTCTAAGATCTTCTATGCAGGTAGAAAATCTAGAAGATTTCCATGATGCATCATTTAAATTATTTGAGATTGCTCCTAAGTTAGATCCTCAAGGATTGAGAGAAGCATACTTTGAAGATGATTTATTTAAAGTGGGATCCTTTGTGGAGAATGATAACACTGGTCTTATAACTAAGATTGTAAGTCGTGGTAGTAATTATATTATTAGTATTGATGAACATGAAACTGTATTCCGTTCTTGGTTGAGAGATTTAGTAGAAGTTAGCACTGAAATTGCTATCAAAGGATTTAATTGGACACCTGCAGGAGAGGTAGGGACAGATGCCCTAAGTAACTATGTTAGAAAACTTACTCCAGGTGAGTTCCTTAAAAAGATACAAAAGAAAAAGTAAATGTAATTCTTTATTATGAGACCAAAGTATGAGCAGTCTGCTTTTAACTCTTTGTTTACGTGGGAAGATTTAGAAACACTCATTAACATTAGACCATTAATGACAATGGAGAGGGTTGATATCCCTGATCTTCATGAACATTTTTCATGGGGATATGATAAGTGGATGATTAATCCACAAACATACCCAGCTAAATTATTAAGAGGATTGATTGAAGATAATGTTTGTTATTTTCATGATATGTCTAGATACACAGAGAGATTAAATTCATTTGCTAGTAGATTAGAGGATGAATATAATCAATCTGTTGATGCTCATATCTATATTTGTAGGAATACAAAAATAGAACATCCTTTTGGTATACATTTTGATTCATCTGATAATGTTATTGTGCAGTGTGAAGGCACTACAAACTTTAAGGTGTGGAGTGAAGTGGATAAGAATCTTAAGTGTGATAAGATGAGTATAACTGATGCTCCTATTTTAGATGTTGAAATGAATCCAGGTGATGCTATTTGGATTCCAAAATGCTATCCACATTTAGCAACTTCTATAACTCCTAGAATGTCTGTGAGTTTTCCTATTGAAGGAGATTTATTAAGAGAAAGAGATTGGGTAAAATTATGAATGACAATTACAATTTTGTGGATTCAATTGATGCAGATGTGCAAGCTTTAGTGCATGTAATTAATTTACAAGGTGCTGATTTAGTTGGTGCTGAGATTGGAGTATATCAGGGGTCATCTACTATGACTCTCTTACACAATTGTCCAAGCATTAAAACTTTACATACGGTTGATGCCTTTCAACCATATGTGGATATGATGTATCCACATAGACCAAATAATATGACAGATAGATTAATTGATAGAGCACGGTTACAGTTTTATCATTCTATAAAATTTTCTGGTATGGAGGATAAGGTATGTGTTCATGAAATGGATAGTGATATAGCAGTAAATGAATTCAAAGATCAATCTTTAGATTTTATTTTTTTAGATGCTTATATTAGTGAAGAAAAAACTATGAGAGATATTGAATTGTGGTATCCTAAAGTTAAACGTGGTGGAGTATTTGCTGGTGATGATTGGGGATCTCGTTTTGTGCAGATAGCAGTAAATAATTTCAGAGAAAAAAATGATATACATCATCCCATGAGCACTTTTAATGACAACTGGGTATGGATAAAGTAATAATAGTATAAATAAAAAGGACAAGACCTATTACATCAAATGGATTTTAAAGAGCTTCCTGACATGTCATCTGCGTATCAAGAGATACTAGAGAAGATGAAGAAAAAAGAACCTCGTTGGCAGGATGATGACTGCGATGGTAAGTGGTATGAGAAATCTGATACTGATGGTAAGATCAGTAAGAGAGAAAAGAAAGCAAAAGAGAAGGCATACTCTGAAGAAGTAGAGGATGTTGAAGAAGCAGTCTACGGTGGTGCTAAGAAAGAGAAGAAAGACACTCGTATGGTTGTGACTAATGCTGATAAGAAAGCAAACACTAAGGCATACCAAAATTATAAGGCAGGTAACAAAGCATATAAAGCTGCTGACCATCTTAAGAAAGAGGAAGCATTAATTGATACAGGTCTCTTTAGCGATTCAGAAATCGATGCAATAGTTGAGGCAGATCGCCTGGGAAAGATTGAGGAGAGCGAGAAACTCGCTCAAAAGGCTTACAAGAGAGCACAAGAACTTGGAGCGAAAAGAAGAAGCAGTAAGAATCCTCGTGGTATAGGTAAGAGTGAGAGAGCTGGGTATAACTTAGCTCAATCACAGAGAAGTCGTAATACAGATACTGCCACTCAAGGTGGTAATCAAACAGGTGGTGGATCTAAATCATATGGATTTGCTAGGAACAAAAGCAATCCTGTAAAGTCTAAGAGCGTAGGTGATACTGGTTCTGCAGGGCATTACAAAAAGAGAGATGAGAAAATTACCAAGGGTAAGAAAGGGCAAGATCTAAAGTCTCCAAGGTACAAGTTGAGTGCTAAGGAGAGATTGGCTCATCATTCTACTCAAAGACAGGCATTGAAGGATCCTAAAAACAATCCTAAGCATACAGCACATAAGAAGGAAGCATTCTATTTCACAGATGAAGAATTAGAAAATCTAAATGAATTGTATGCATTCACCGATGAGCAATTGGTATGTTTCTTTGAAGAAATCATATATGAAATTGCTGAAGATGAAGATGATCTACTAGAGATCTGTGAAGCACTAGAAGAAGTTGAATTACTTGATGAAGCAACATCAAGACATTCAGCAATGCCTAATGTTGCAGTGCAGAAACCTAAGAATGTAGATTTAGGTAAGGATAAAGGTGCAGAGGCACGTGAAAGGTTGAAGTCTAAGAAGACATCTAGTGATTCTAAACCTGAACCTAAGAGGTCAGATCGTTTGAGAGCTGGATTAAAGAAAGCTGGATCTGCTATTAAGAAAGGTCTTAAGTCAGCAGGTAAAAAGATAGTTGGTACTGCAGGTAAGGCTGCTGGTCATGCTGCTGGTGAATATCAAGCAGCAAGAATCAAGGCAAAGCGTGCTGCAATGTCAAGACCTACTAAACAGAACACAGACAAGCCAGAAAAGAAAGATGATAATGATGGTACAGGTGGTAAGTTAGATAAACTTCTTTCTGATGTTAAGGGTAAGAGATCTGATTCTTCATCTTCAACAACTAAAAAGGTTGTTAAGAAGAAGGTTGTTAAGAGATCATCTTCTAGTGGTGAAACACGTAAGGCAGTCGGTGGTGCTTTAAAAGCAGTAGGAAGACTTGTTAAGAAAGGTGTTAAGAAAGCAGTCGGTAAGACTTCTAGATTGATATCTAAAGGAAGTGACAAACTTGCTAGTCGTCTAGGTGAGGACTATGATAAGATTGCACATCTATATGAGTCAGGACTATTCCCTATTGAAGAAATAGAAACGATCATTGAGGAAATGCACAATGTTAACGTTTAAAGAACTTTCTGAGAAAAAAACTAAAGTTAAGATAAATCCTAAAGTAGAGGATTTGAAAGAGAAACAGGACTGTGTTGATTGCGATTGCGATCAACATCCCTGTATTAAGTGTGGTAAAGATCATCACGCTGGTACCAAATCAGACCTTAGCCAATCAGTTAAAGAAAATTATGCAAGTGAAAAAGAAATCTCAGAAGAAAGGCCAGAAGAAGTCGGAACTGAGAACCTCTTAACATTTGGTGAAGCAACCCGTCTTAAGAAAGAGAAAGGTTATGACAAAGGTGGAACTAAAAAACCATCTGGTAAAAAGCCTAAGGATGCAGCATTAGCATTCGTTCTTGATAAAATAAAAAAAGAGCACGGTAAAGGTGCTGTAATGACAGGGGGAAGCAGACAACAGAAGAAAGTTAAGGGTGCTAAATCTGATG